CTATGTCGAGGTATATGGACAGGCCGATATTTCGTTCGCCTTTTGAATAGGCTTCAAATAGAGCCTCGCCGGTGAATGGATCGGCGAAAATATGGCACCGGGCAAGGAGGTTATGAAACCAAGATCGACCTGCTTCGGTGGACATTGCCGCGACGATGAAGTTGATTCGTTTCTGGGCCTGTTCTGCATCGATCTTCTCGTATTTACGAATGTCTTTGCGTTGGGAGGCATTACGGGTCATTGCTTACCTACCATGGCTTGTAATGCATTTTGCCCATTACCCATATCAGCGCCGGATAGATTCTTGGCTCCGGCTGAAAGCTTCTGCGCGATGTCGGCTTGTTGAGCAGCAGCGGCTTGTTTGGCGCGGTCTGCACGAATTTTGGCCAAGGCATCAGGGGAACGTATCATCTTAGGATCATTGTTCAGGAGAGATGATAATTTGTCAAGGGAATAATCTACGTCGATATTGTCCATAGCCTCAGGGACGACGCCAACGATGCTGCCAGCAAGGGATAGGATTCGTTCAATTGAAGCAGCACGAGTGGCTTGTTGAGCTTGGGCAAGAACCGAGACGAATTTAATCGTCATCATTTGCCCGGAGATTTCTGGTGGAGGCGGTGGGATTATGCCAGCGCGAAGAGCGATGGCGAAGGTGCGTTCGACGAATGGACGAAGAACTTCGTTGTCAATGCGTTCAAGTGCAGGGCCGAGCATAATGAGAGATTCGGACTTGCGAAGATCCCATTCAACTGCGGTGACGTTGGATCGAGTTTCGTATTGGGAAGCGGTTCGGAGGACGTCATTGAAGAAGATCTGGGACAGGCGAGATTTGACTTCGACTAAGTCAGCGGTAATTTCTTGAACGGGGAATTTGGTGTCGTAGACTGAGGCGAAGCCTGGTTTACCGGAAGCAGAATAGCCGGAGACAAAAGTAATGCCGCCAGGGGTAAGATTGGCGGGTTGGTTTTTAAGCTGAATGTCGGCGATTAGGGGAGGGTTGACCATTTTGTCAATGGCTTGAGCCTTTCGACGTTGTTCTAGTTGAACCTGCTTTTGATCCGGTAAACCATCCATACCAGGACTACGACCATAAGGATCATTCGAAACAAGATCCCAACGACCAGTGATTGCGACTTGTTCATAGTAGCCCTTTCGACGAAGAATGCCAGGGACATTGGCAGCGCCACCTTGGGGAGAGGTTGAGCCACCCCACTCCCAATAGACTTCTCGCCAAGCAAACTTTTCGGAGAATCCGAATTCTTTTGCTCGACCGTCGTTGTTAGGTTCGATTCCGTGGGCGATGATTAATTCGCGGGTGAGATTGGCGCCATCTGGATCGTCGTAAAGGGCTTGAACAGCGGATGAGCAATTATCATAGCCGAATTCTTTAACGCAAGCGTCGATGGTCATGGTAAATTCGCGATAGAAAATTGTCGGGCGGTATTTACCATCGATGTCGATATAGAATTCGCCAAGGCAGGGATTGACGCAATTGATAACGTTTTCGTAATCTTCATAGACTAGCATCGAGGCGGTGCCAAAGACAACAAGGTCGAAATAAAATATCGCGATGGAATTGTAGAAGTTCGATTCGTTAAAGATAAGGTAAAGAAGGCGTTCACATTCAGCGAGCCAAAGAGATGCCGGGGTAGTTTCGGTTGAATCGAGGTAGCCGATTTGGAGGCGAAACCATAAATCGGTTGGGGAGGATTTGCCAGAAACTAAACCGGAGGCAAGATTTCGGGCATATACACAAGCGGTGGAGTCGATAATGTGTTGATTGATTGGCGAACCACGTCCCATTTGATTAGGGGTGATTAGCCATTTATATCGGCGTGGGAGGAAATAATCTGCGAGTTCACGCCAATGGGTCCACCACGAATAGCGATTGACTCGAAGGCCTATAAGGCGTCCTTCGGAATAGTTCCGGAGACGATAGGTTGAGGCAGAGACGTCACGCCTTGCGGGGGATTGCGGGCTGATCATTGGGCGTCTCTGGGTTAAGGGATAGCTTGCCTTCCTTATGCATGGAGGCCGCAGCCATTGCAAGGAAGGTTGGATCGGGTTGGGGTGGTGCAGGGGGAGAACGTTTGGTCATTGGGACTATCATCATGCACCTAAAAGTGATTTAGTTGCGGTGTTTTGTTGATTGGGGACTGGTGCGGAGGCTGAGACGAAAGATGTATTGGTTTGAGGCCGCGAAGAGGTTTGCGACCCGGTTGGAGATTGGATGGTTGGCGGAGTGGCTGGCATTTGTGGAACCATTAGCAAGGGATTAACTTGCTGCTGGGTGGAACCACCAAAGAGTTTACCGATTGCATCAAGGGGACCGGACAAGGGAAGCTCCTAAGGTTAAAGCGGCTAGGTTCGCTAAAGGATTCATGCGAGCATTCTTTCTTCGGAATACGGATCATATTCCGAAATGACTTCGGACTTATGCGGATAGTCCCCACCCGCTTGGCGATTGGGCGAAATTGGATAGGCGAAGGTTAGGACCAGGGCATCTATGTCGTCGAGGGAAATTCCGTTACCATCTTGGTCGGTGAGGTCTTCCTTGCGAACCAGTTGAATTTCATCCCGAACGTTATAGGTGTATTCGATCGCCAGCATCTGTCGACGAAGTTCCGGGTCGTTCGGAAGGCAACCGGTTTTGAGCCATGCCCTGCACGCGCCATACATTGCAGCACGGTTGTTGGCATAATGTTCGCCGGTGTTGCCATAAGTGCAATTGAAGATTACATCTTTTCCACCGAATTGGATTTCATAGCAATGGAGTCGGCGACCGCGAATGTTATCAACCACACCACCACCCACGCCGCCACCATCAACCAAAATTCCATCGGGACGGTATTGATCGTTGAAAGCAAACACACGATCGGTAAGCTCAATAGTGCTAAGCCCACTAAAGCGTTGGCGATTGATCGTGCGCGCATCTCGGCCCTTTCGAGGGAACAGAACAGAATCATTCTTGCCGAACCGGGCCACGTCCACGCCAAGGGCCAACGGATCGGATCGCTGGACAAAGACTTCGCGGGCCATCGCCGCGTCAATTTCGGCCGCCGAGAAGAATTCAGTCAGGCCCCGTCGGGGGAATTGACCGAGGACACGAACTCTAACAAAGTCCGAATCTTCTCCGTAGGCTTCGATCCAATTCTGCAAGCGCTTTTTGTTAGTGATTCGAACTGATCGGGAGTCAATTTGCAGGTGATTCCATTGGCGTTCAAATTTACCTCCAGGAAAACATTCACGGAAGCGTCCGACGTTTCTTGTAGGATTGCCGAAAGCGAGCCAGATAATTTCAGTGTCAGCATCGGTCAGGGCTCCTTCAGCCGTTTCCCAAATAATGTCTGGAATTTCGGAGGCTTCGTCGAAGACGAGTAGAAGTCGCTTGCCCTTGTTATGGAGCCCGGCGAACGCGGCCGGATTCTTTTCCGACCAAGGGATCATATCGATTCGCCAAGTTCGTTCGCGGGCCGGATCTTTGGAGAATAGGCCGGTGGCGGTTAAGGTGAAATGTTCCCTGGCGAAGAAACAAAGGTTGAACCACTTGCCGAGTTCCGACCAAGTTTTGGTTTTAAGCTGAGTTTCAGTATTGGCGGTGACGACTCCGCGGGTATCTGGGTAGGTGCAAAATGCCCACATGATAAGATGGGACACCGTCGCCGATTTGGCGATTCCATGGCCAGAGGCAATGGCTTCTTGAATAGCTTCGTTGAGATCGACAATTCCGGTTTTGATCCGGTTCATTAGGGCGCAGGCCCAATCCTCTGGCCCATCGAAATCGGCGAGAACCGTTCCGGGCTGGCGCCAAGGATAAGCGCCAAGAGTAAAGGCAAGCGGATCGCCTTTTACGTCTGATAACCACTGAAAAAGTCTATCGTCCATTTATATAGCCTTATTGTTACCTTCTGACATTTTCGATTCTCCGCCTCACATAATTTGCCCGACACTCGCGACATACGCCGCCGCGCAGGTCGCCCCATCGGATGACCAGCAGCCCGCGCCGGAATTGAGCGTCGGAGCCCACTGATAAAGCGTCACTCCGTATGTCGTGAGAGTTGCCGACGAAGGCATTTGCGCCGCGAGCAGCGCCGGGTCGCC